CACAACAGCATATGGGGACCTTTTGGCCGTAATTTACACGAAGATTTAATAGGTGTTGCAGGACAAGGTACAACTATGCGTGTAGGTACAGAGTCTAGAAATATACTACACGGTAGACACGAAAATGGAACTATACACGATGAAGTAGGTATGCGCCATTATTACAGTGAATGGGGGAAGTATTTGGATGTTGATCCGTATCAAAAAACGCTGGTTTAAGTTTTTAGATTGGATAGCACAAGATAGTGGCCCTAAACATATGGGTCGTAATTAACATTTTGGATAATATTTGCTCTTGTATTTTCTATATTAATGCATATATAATATGTGTATGATAAATATACTTGAACGCTGAAAAGGTTCAAATTATATAACTCGCTTAATTAAGGAGGAAATACTATGAGCAAAGTTATCGGTATCGATCTAGGTACAACAAATTCTTGTGTTGCTGTTTTAAGTGGCGCAGATCCAAAAGTAATCGAAAATGCAGAAGGCGCACGTACTACACCAAGTATTGTAGCCTACACTGACGAGCAAACACTTGTTGGTGTTGCAGCAAAACGTCAAGCAGTTACAAATCCAGAAAATACAATTTACGCTGCTAAACGTCTAATCGGTAGAAAGTTTGACAGTCCTGAAATTAAAAAGGACGCAAAGACACTTCCATATGAAATTGTAAAATCAAGTGCAGGTGATGCTTGGGTAAAAGCCAACGGCAAAGAATTATCACCACAGCAAATTTCAGCACAAGTCCTTACTAAAATGAAAGAGACTGCTGAAAAGTATTCAGGACAAACTGTAGACAAAGCAGTGATAACAGTACCTGCATATTTTAATGATGCACAAAGACAAGCAACTAAAGACGCAGGTAAAATTGCAGGACTTGAAGTCTTACGTATTGTTAATGAGCCTACTGCGGCAGCATTAGCATACGGACTTGATAAAAAAGAAACAGGTAAAATTGTAGTGTATGACTTAGGTGGTGGTACATTTGATGTATCCATCCTTGACTTAGGTGATGGTGTGTTCGAAGTTCTTTCAACTAATGGTGATACAACACTAGGCGGTGAAGACTTTGATGCAGCACTTACACAGTACATTATAGATGAGTTTAAAAAGTCAGATGCAGTTGATCTTGCAAACGACAAACTTGCATTACAACGTGTGCGTGAAGCAGCAGAGAAAGCAAAAATTGAACTTTCAAGTGCAACACAAACTGATATTAGTTTGCCATTTATTACAGCAGATGCATCAGGACCTAAGCACTTAAATTTAAAAATTACTAGAGCAAAGTTTGAAAGCCTAGTAGATGAACTTGTTACACGTTCTATCAAACCTTGTGAAGTTGCATTGAAAGATGCAGGTGTAAGCAAAGGTGATATTACAGAAGTAATACTTGTTGGCGGACAAACACGTATGCCTAAAGTACAAGAAGCAGTTAAAAATTACTTCGGCAAAGAACCTAACAAAGGTGTTAATCCTGATGAAGTTGTAGCACTAGGTGCTGCTATCCAAGCAGGTGTGCTAAGTGGCGATGTAAAAGATGTACTATTACTTGATGTAACTCCTTTATCACTTGGTATCGAAACACTAGGCGGAGTATCTACTAAACTTATTGAAAAGAACACTACGATTCCAACTAAGAAGTCGCAAGTGTTTAGTACAGCAGAAGACAATCAAAGTGCTGTTACAATTAGCGTTGTACAAGGTGAAAGAGAATTAGCCAATGACAATAAACGTCTTGGTAATTTTAACCTTGAAGGTATTGCTCCTGCTCCAAGAGGTATGCCACAAATTGAAGTTACGTTTGATATTGATGCAAATGGTATTGTTAATGTAAGTGCAAAAGATAAAGGCACTGGCAAAGAACAAACTATCTCAATTAAGTCTGACGGTGGACTAAGTGAAGCAGAGATCGAGCAAATGGTTAAAGATGCAGAAGTAAACGCAACAGCAGATAAAGCAAAGCGTGAAGCAATTGATGCTAAGAACCAAGCAGATGCACTGGTACATTCAACAGATAAAACTTTAGAAGAACACGGTGACAAAGTTGACAGTGAAACTAAAGATAGTATTGTTAAAGCAAAAGAAGAACTTGCAGAAGCAATCAAACAAGACAACGTTGATGACATTAAGTCAAAACAAGAAGCATTAATTAAAGTAAGCCAAAAGTTAGGTGAAGCCATTTACAAAGATGCGCAGGCGCAACAAGCACCTGAAGCAAATGGCAACAATGACGAAGGCGAAGTAATTGATGCTGAAGTAGTTAACGAAGAAAAGAAATAATCAGAAAGGGGTAGTGCTTAGGTGCTACCCCATAAATATTGATATGAAGTTTGCTTATTTTAATCCAACAGTAATGGCAGTAGATGATATTTCATCTGAAGTCCATATTCAATTAAAACATATTGTTGACCACGCACACACAAAGAACGAGCATAATGATGAGGGCAATCCAAACATTAGCATTAGAGGTGGTCAGCAAGTACAACTAGTTCCAAATGAGTTTGGTCTAAACACTGACTTTCTTAAAACGTTTATTGAAAGCCGTTGTAAAGATTATATAGATAATGTAGTGAGAACACAAGGTATTAACGATCTTGCAGGATTTGAACCTACACTTATAAGTGCTTGGACTATAAAACAAACAGAAGGTGACTACCAAGCTCTACACAATCACGAAGCACATATCAGCGGTAATATCTATATTGATGTACCTGATCTTGACACTGAATCCAAACCTTCAGATTCTCAAATTGAATTTAGGTTTCCAGTAGTTAGGAACCCAGCACATTTAATATTCACAGATCAGTGGCGATTTCAACCACAGCCGCTCAAAATGATTATCTTTCCTAGTCATATTCCACATACAGTATATCCGTGGAAAGGACAGGGAGAAAGAACTATTTTGGCTTGGGACGTAAGATTAATGTCCAAAATGGAAAAATAATACTTGACTTTTACAGTAAAGACTGCTATATTAAATACTGTTACTAAGAAATACTTTAGTATTTTAAAGTAACCGGCGAGGTAAAGGGTAGACTAGGTTGGACCCGATATTTGGTAACAAATGTCTCCATACATAGAAAAGGTATTGAAACCTTAACTGTGTGAACCGACTTTAGTATTGCTTGTTTATTGTAAGTCGGAGGTAAGCAGTTTATGCACTTTGTTTATGTGTAAATTGTGCAAGGCCTGGACAAGGCTGTTGAAATTTGTTTTGTCCAATACTTGACCTTTTATCGAGCTGTTAACATATTTTTATAGAAAGGCACAATATGGCAAGAGTATTTGTAGAAAAGGCAATTGAAGTTTCAGAGGCAAGTCCATTTGAACTAGTGCTGATGGCATCAAAACGTGGTAGACAACTTTCAAAAGGTGCAAAGCCTGAAGTAGACAGCACAGCAGTAAAGCCAGGAGTGATTGCGTTACACGAAATAGAAGAAAAGAAATACACAAGAGATCACTTTCACGGTGTAGAAAAAACACAATACGAACTAGATCAAATTAACTCACAGGAGGATGATGATGAACATCAATCTGAGGAAAGCGAACGCTCTCCAGAATAGCATCAACGATGCTATGAGCTCCATAGAGATGGACTCTCAAGTAGAAATCAACGAGTTTGAAAATCCCGTTGATTTAATTCAAACTGCCAACGATAACTTCTTTGGCAACGATGCTCGTAGGCAGAAATTGCTTCAAGCATTTTATAATATTCGTGCCTTGGTAGCAACTGCAAATGCTAACTGTGGCATTTCTACTAACCTTGCTAAAGCCGCTTTTATTGAAAAGCGTATTTCGCAATTACGTTCTATTGCAAGTCAAAAGCCAATGACTTCGATGGAAGTTATTAAAGGTCGTCTTGATCGTATCAAGAATCGAGACGATAAAGAGTACTATGGTAGAGATACTATTAGTACTTCTATCCTTGGTAAGGATCAAATTACTCAAGCGAAAGCAGAGGTAAAAAATCTTACCAAGCAAAAGCAGAAAGTTCAAGACGAAGTTCTTGATCTTAACTTCAAGACAGAGATTCCTCTGTCTGAGGAAACTGTTTCTGTATTAACCGAAGAAGGGCTCTTGTGATAGGGCTCTTTTTTATCGGTATACCATTTAGTGTTTTAGTTTTGTATGTTCTTATTAAGGTAAGACAAAATGACGATAAATGAAACTTTAAATAAAGAATATCCAAAACTATTACACACAGTTTTTAGTGACACAAGTCAAGAAGATAAACTAAAAGCAGTTCACGAGTTCATAGAACTATTGAATATCCTAGCAGAGGAGTTAGAAAATGGCAAAACAAAAAGATGACTTTTCAGACAAATTGGAAAAACTAGAACTTAAAGTTGACAAATTACAGTTGACTATTGAAGCACTTGATGCTAAGTTAAGTAAACATATAGGGTTCATTGATGATACCTATGAAGGATTGAAAAATCCAATACAAGCGGCGAAACGGTTTTTAGGAAAGAGATAATGATGAGACAATGGATTTATGATAGTTGGAATAGTGTAATGGATTATGAAAAGAATCCGCTACGCCATATACCCGATCTAAGCACACGACACTTAATTATGCAGGTCCTTGCTTGGATGTGGTGTGTTGCGTTTGCTATTATTGTTGGTAGTTGGACTGCATTTGGTGTCAGTGCTATTGCACACGTTGCATTGATTGGTGCAATTGTTGTTACAGTAGGTACGTTTAAAGTTGCAGAACATTCACCTTGGAGATTTGGAACTTATCATTCTTACGGAAGAAGCCGTGGTTATGTAATTGATCACGATAAAAAAGGCAATCCATATAAAATTTACCTTGACGAAAAGGATCCAGGTGGAGAACACGTTTAATGGCAACAGCAGAACAAAAACAAGAACTAGTTGACAACATAAAAGGCAAACGTTACTACCGTGTGCAAGTTTATGGTTACGGTGGAGAACACGTATACGGTAAACTTACCAAAGAAGCATATGATTTCTGGAAGCCTATTGTAGACGAACACGGTGATAATGATCTTGTAAACTATATGCTTAATGCAGAAGACGGAGACTTTGATTTTGAAAATATTGAAAGTGTTCCGCCTGAAGCAGACTTTTTAATGAGTCCTGATGCCGATGGAAAAGAATGGCGCAGTGCTTGGTACGAAATGCCTGGCGAGTTTGAACACATTAATAGTGTATCTATTGACAGTGGTAACATTAGTGTTGATGAACAAGATGGCGATGGCTGGGATTCTAAACATTTAAATGAAGCACTAAAGCCTATCGACATTAATGAACTTGCTGGAAACATAGGCGATCAAACTGATTACGAAACAGAGATACTTCATCCTATTGATGATCTTTACCCTGAAAAAGGCACATACATTGTACAGATGTTGTCTATGGAGAAAGGTACATTTTTTGATGCCGTAGTAGAAACTGTTGGAGAATTTGATCCTAAGAAATTAAAAATAACCTATAGTGAAGCACCTAATGGCGAAGATGTGATACATACTATTATGTACAACAATGAAGAACTAGACAACCAGGGCGGTGACACTAACGGTAAAGGTTACTCTGCTGCTGTCTGGCAACAAGAGTATTAATGGACAAACACACAGTAATAGATCAATCTGAAGTATTTAAGAAGTACAACTGGAGTTCTATCATAGGACAACAGGATGTCAATGATGCTATAACAACAGTTAACAGTATTATTGATGCAGGAAATTATTGGGAAAACAGTCCTAAATATCAAACTAAAGAAAACATATTTGCTAGACCAGAGCCGTTTTGGTTAAAGTTTAGAATGAGTTTTCTTATGAGTGTTTTTATGTGGCACGGTAGAGAAGTGCAAATTGCTAATATGCAGGCGTGGAGTTTTAAAACAAATAAGGCTACACAAGAAAATAGAGAGATACTTTGGCATAATCATCAACACAAAGAAACACCTAAGAGTTTTAGCGGAATTTGGTATCTACACATACCCGAAGATACAGAACACAGGGAACTAGCAGGCACTGAAATAGCGCCTAACGGCCCTGAAAATGATGGTAAATTCTTTGTAAAACCTAGCGATTTTACTTGGTTAATTTACCCTAGCAGTTATTGGCATCGTCCGGGCATTCCGCAAAGCGATAAATATCGTTATATAATAGCAGCAGACGTAGATGTGCTGTCTTAGAAACATTTCATTATATTTCGTTTAGACATAAATACTAAGCATAAGAACGAATATATGATGTTGCCAGGAGTTAATTAATATGCCATTACAAATTAGACGCGGCACTGAAGCGGAAAGACAGGTACTTGCATCACCCCCACAAATGGGTGAGATGATCTGGATTACAGATGATCAAAAACTGTATATCGGCGATGGTGCTACATTATTAAAAGATTTAACCCCAATAACGGGTTTTAATGCCGAGGATGCGGAAGATGCTATCGGCGCAATGCTTGGTACTGCAAGTACACACCAAGGTATAAGTTTCAATTACAACGACAGCGCAGGAACATTAGACGCTACAGTTTCGCTAGATCAACTACGTCAAAACGTAGATATGAACAGCAGAGACATTACAGGAAACGGTAACATCAATATTACTGGCAACGTAACTGCTACACGTTTCACTGGTGACTATCAAGGTTCTATTAGTGCAGATGACTCAACTATAATGGTTGATGCAGTAAATGGTGTAATTAACTTAAACGGAACAGTAGGTACAGATGTTATTCCTAATGCTAATGAGCAGTATGACATTGGTAGTGCTGCTGCTAGATTCAAAGATTTATATTTAAGTGGTTCAACTATCCACTTAGGAACAGCACAAATGTCACGCAACAGTGCAGGTGGTGTTAACTTACCTGCTAACTCAACTATTGATGGTGGACCAATCGGCGGCGCAGGAAGCGGTGGTTCATTAAATGTTGATATCGTAGGTGATGACTCAACTGTTATTGTAAACAGTAGTAACGGAAACATTACTGCTGGGTCAATATTTGGTGACTTATATGGCAGTGTGTTTGCAGACGATAGTACACAACTTATCAATGCAATAGACGGTACAGTAAACTTAAACAACGGTTCTGTTAATTTTACAGATAACGTTTTAAGAGTACAACTTCCAGAAACACTTATTAAGATCGGTGATGTTACTGACGCTGCACCTAGCCCAACATTACAAATTACAAACATTGACTATTCGCAGCCAGTTGAAGTTGTTGCACTAGGTGGTACAAGTATTACAAACTCAAGTAAAATTACTTTTAGTTCAAGACACAATAATATTGTTACACCAACTAATCCAGCAGCAGGTGAATTTATTGGCGGCTTTTCATCAAGAGCATTTGAAACAGGCGTTAATGGTTATGTACCAGCAAGTATTTTTGGATTCCAAATTGATCCAAACGAAACTGTAGCATCAGACCAAGTTAAAGGTAAAGTTGTATTCACAAACAATGGAGGTACAGGTAGTTCACCAGTACTTAAATATCTTACTTTTGATGCACAAGGTAGACTTGCTGTTAACCAAGAAAATGCAGCAGCAACACTTGACGTCAACGGATTTGCAAAACTTGCTGTATTGACAGCAGAACCAACAAGTCCAGCAGCAGGTATGATTGCTATTGCAGATGGTGCTACTTGGGATCCAAGTGGTAGTAACCCAACTAAGCAACAAGCAGTTATTTACTTAGGTACTGCTTGGGTACAAATTGCAATTCAAGCATAATCAGATTAACCAAAATTAGACAAAAGTCAGCATAAATTATAGTATGCTGACTTTATTCACATCTGGCTCAACCGACGAACCTAAAGTGGTTAACCACTCTTGGGAATATATTAAAGAATGCGCAGCAGCCAGTATACAAGAAATAAATCTTACTGACAATGATAGAGTAATAGATGTATTTCCTGCAAACACTATAGCCCACTATACTATTACAGCATATCCTGCACAACAAGCAGGCGCAAAACTTTTAAGCAGTAACTTCAATCCATACAGTTATGTTGAAAACTTTAAAAAGTTTAATCCAACAGTTATTAGTTTAATACCAAAACATCTCGAACTGCTTAAAAATACAAAAGGCTTTGCTGATTTAGATATGAGCAGTGTACGCTATATGGTTACAGGCAGCAGTCCTATTACACAAGACTTTATAGATGCATTTACAAGCAAAGGTGTACAAACAGTTGCTAACTGGTATGGTATGACAGAAGTTCCTCCGCCAGTATTTGTCGGATACAACACACCTGAGTTTGACTTGCGCACTGTAAATGCAGACAGACATCACGTTATGTTTATGCCAATAGGTGGATACCACAGCAATTTACAGCAATGTTATATTAATGGTAAAGCAACAGGAGACTTATTTGAATTAGGTCCTTGTAGATTTGCACAACGGATAAAACAATCAGATGGCGACACTTGGAAAACTACAGTTTAGATTTGCTACTGAAAAAGATAGATCTTTAGTAGAACAGTTTTGTAAAGATCAAAACTTTAGTAATAACACATCACTAGACAAAATGAAATGGGAATGGTGCTTAGAAGTAGGCACTTGGACAGTTGCTACAGAGAATGGAAAAATTGTAAGCATTGCAGGTGTTCACCCTTTACCAGAAGTATCTGAACACGCCTACAGATGTTTATTTAGAGGTGCCCAACTTCCAGGATACACATTAGGTACAGGCAGAGATATATTTAAAACAGGGATACAATTAAGTTATCTACTAGATTTACAAATACGTTGGGCAATAGAAAAGAATATAAATGCAGACTTATACATTAGTACAAACATAAATGATGACGGTGGAAAAAGTCAACGAATGAATAATACTATTATGCCATTACTTGCAAAGCGTGGTATATGGGAACTTGATAGACAAATGGAACTATACAATGTTCCACAAAACTTATGGCGTATTAATGTGCTGACCTATATGGAAGAGCGTAACCGTTCGCTAGGCAACGATAACTATACTCATCAAAAATCTTAAACTTCTCATTACTAGGAGTTACCATTAGAATATTATCAAACTGTTTCCAGTAATCATTATCCCTGCGTGAACTTGCAGTGTAATGTGCTAACAAGTATCTTTCGATATGTTTCATCATTGTTACCCATTGCTTATTGTAAACAGCCTGTTTATTCAATCCTAGTCTTACAAGCATTTCTATTTGATATTGTGTTGCCCATATAGCCTGAGATTCTAATGGTTCAAAAAATCCTGCACTCAATCCTATATTTAAAACGTTTTCCCTAAACGGAGTAGTAGTGTATCCTCCTTTCCAAGAGAGGTATCTAAGTTTGTCTAAGTCTAACTTATACGGACAACTTTTTATAAATTCGTCTTTTGCTTGTTCATATGTAATATGTTTGTCACTAAACACATATGCATTACTTGTTCTTGTTTGTAATGCTATAGTCCACATCCAACCCGAACTAAGTGCTGTTGTTTGTGTATAAGGTTTATTAATAACTTGATTACTAGGACATACTACTGCTTTATTATTAGGCAAAGCACTATCTACCCAGTTAGTAGGTTTAGTTAATTTGTTAAATCCTGTGCAGTCTATAATTAGATCAGATTCTATTTCATCTATACTGTCTATTGTTCTTTGTTCTACAACAACACCATTTGGTATAGCAACTTTATCACGCAACATTGCACCAAACTTAAATGCATCTATGTGATATGCGTGTCGCCATTTTTCATTTGGTCTTTCATAATTTTTCATCCACTGCAATTGTTCATCGTGTTGGGTTTCATTAAAACAAAAATGATGATACCAATCTCCATTTTTATTCCAGTCTAGATGTCTAATAGTATATTTTCTAACTGCTGTTGTATGTTCAAATAAATCTTGTTCTGTAAGACCACACTCTTGTATAAAGTCATAAAGACTTGGAAGTGTGCTTTCACCCACTCCTATAATAGGTATATCTTCGCTGGCAACCACAGTAATATTCCAATCTGTCTTTTTAGACAAATATGCTGCTGTCATCCAACCTGCTGTTCCGCCACCTACTATTGTTACTTTCATAATGCTATAATATCTTGTATGCGTGTTTCATCTACTCTTGTTATAAAGTGTGCTCTGGTTGTTTCGCCAAAGTTTTCTGTGCCGTGAAATGCACTTGTGTTTAATATATAAATTTTTCCTACACGCATATTAAATTTAAGTTCTCTATGTTCACCAAATGTAAACACTGCTTGTTCATTTGTTGCAAGTGGTATGTGTAATTTTTTAGCATTGCTATCTTTATGTGTTTTGATAGTTGCAGTCGGTCCGTGTTCTGTAATGATACACTGTTTGAAACTATCTTCTCCTAACATATCTAACAATGTGTTCATATAACCAAATCTAAACTTTGGTAGTACATTACACTTCTCATAGAATTCAGGATCAAGTGTTTCAGGAAACATATCAACATTTGCTTGACTAGGAGGTGGTAAAGGTTCATAACGTACTGTAGGCCAAGCAAGTGTATATCCACCTATTGGCCCGCAGTAATAACCGCAGTATCCTAATTCCATATATTGTTTACTAACTTCAATAGTAAGTCTATCTGGAAAGTCTTGGAAGTTGAAATACTGATAACTGTGTTTGCTCTTGATGTCAAAGTAATACATCTGTAATGCATCAACATCAAGATCAACATTAAGTTCTAATGCACCCCAACTGTCATCGTTGTATAACAAGTCCATTGTTATATCTTTAGGATTGTAATTTTGAATTACTCTCATTTACGTAACCTTTTGATCAAAAGAGGTAGGTATACACCTACGGCTACAGTTCCCCAAAAGATTGCTAAAACAGTTGCGTAAAGTTTCCAATTAGAAAAGTCAATTAGTATTCCTAAACTTACTCCGCCTATCCAAACGTAATCTAATGTTGCGTGAAACTTTTTCCATTTATCACCATATGTCGAAATCAATTGATCTCGCTTGTTAGCAAACCAAGGGTGTACGTGTCTCATAATCACAAACCCTTCATTTAGTACCATTACAGTGAATCCTATCCAAAATATCATATTGTACCTTCTTTATCTAACACTTGTTGTTCTTTGTCAACGGGTATTTTAAAGTATAAATGCACTCTATCTGTTTCACCCTCGTTGTGTGTACCGTGTTTGATATTTGTATTTACAAGAACCATACTTCCGTCTGCTGGTAATACGAATCTACGCATAGGTTGAAATTGGAAGTATGCTTTGTTGTTTGTTAGAATTGGAATATGTACTTTGAGGTAATTGTCACTATCACTGTGAAAATTTATAAATGTGCCTGGCGGGTGTACAACTACACTAAATTGATGTGCAAAAGGAAATGCTTCTTGTAGTCTTTTAGCAATACCGAACATCATTTCAGTATCTCTATACGGATGCATTTTGCGTTCTTCTGTTACATTATAGGGCGGACAAGGTACTGACAAATCTTCTAAGTTGCTTTGCAATGCCCAGCCATAGGCATTATCAAGTACGTGTCCTCCTACACCTTCACTTACATTATCCTGATATCGCCAACACAAGTGTTCGTACTCAGTTTCTAACTGGCAGTAAAAATTTTGCAGTTCACTGAGATCTACAGTTGTATTAAGTTTTTTTGTTTCTCTTATCATCTAAATTTCTTTACAGTTTCCACAAAGTGTCTTACATTTTCTACAGGAGTTTCTTTGTTTACTCCGTGTGCTAGGTTCACTACATATGATTTGTCTTTCATTTTTTGCAACATTGGTGTGATGTCACTATCATCTAGCAATACATCTATAGGTATACCACCTTGTAAAACTACGTCAGTAATAACATCTTCAACAGGTATGTCGTCACTTAAATTTACACAATCAGGCTTAACCAATGCAGCAAATTCATTAATGCATTTACCTATTAATCTTGGAAAAGCAACAATACCAACTTCTGGATGAAGATCTCTAATTGCATCTACTATACGTGTTGTTGGTGAGTAACATAAGTTGTCTAATTCTTCTACTGATAAATCTCCTGCCCAACTGTCAAATATTTGTACAGTATCACAACCTGCTTCTATTTGTTTTACTAAATGTTCTATGATATAAGGCACTAGTTTGTCAACAACTTCTTGGTCTTTTGTTTTTGTCATATACTTGCAAAGTGTGTAAGGAGCACCTGCAAATCCAATTAGACTTTTGTTACTATCTAGTTCTTGTCTAGTTTGTTTAATTGCATCATATACAGGTTGACATCTTTCTACAAATGTTGTCATATCTGTGTTTAACATATCTTTATTGAATGTTCCTAGTACTGGTGCAGGAGTATAATCTAGTTCTTGTCCTATAGCATAGGGAATAATAAGTATGTCAGAAAAGATAATAGCAGCGTCCATATCAAATTCTTTAATAGGCTGCATTGTAATTTCTTTTGCTTTACTTGGTGTAAGAGCCATATCTAAGAATCCATTACTGTTGTTTTTAATATGCATATACTCTGGCATATACCTTCCGGCTTGGCGCATTAACCAAACAGGATATAAGTTTTTCTCTTTGTCTTTTATAGTTCGCTGTAATATAGTTTTCATTATTTCCTCTGTTTGAAGTGGTCTACCACTCCTTTTACTTTTGCAAGTTTTTGCTCGCCGTAGTTTTCTGACCAAAACTTATAACCAATGTTTGATATGTATTGATTGTTCAACCAAAAGTCTAATGTATTAAACAATTGATTTTTGTCTAATCCCTCTGTATTCCACTCTACTTCTTTAGTTTCTGTGATATTTAAATGTAAAAGATTTGTTTTTACACCTTGCTTTTTTTCTAGTTGTATCCATTTGCATCTTTCTTTTAGTTCGTGTTTCACTTCAGGATAGTTAGGATGGTTATCATACTTCTGTGGTGCACCAAACATATCGCCTGCAATACTTCCTAAGCATATTATTGTAGGAACGTGTCCATATACATCATTCAAAAACTTTAATTGATAGTCTTTTACACAAGCACTGTTTACAAATATATCAGCAGTCCTTGCTACTTCTACTGCTTTGTCGTAGTCAGTATCAAAATCATATCCTGTTGTTCTACTAATTTGAACAAGATCAAACTGTGAAAAGTATTCGTGCAGCCAGGCATTCATTTTATGTATACCTGGTTTAATACCAGACTTCTTACTACCTGTAATTACTACTTTCATATATTAAGTTCCTTTATATCGTCTGTCCATACTTTACCATAAAGATGTATTCTATATCCGTCGCCTTTGTTTGCAACACTATGAGGCACTGTGGTATTTACAATATAGGCCCAACCTGCTTCCATATGATATTCTTCTCCGCCTATTACCCAATTACTTTGTGCGTTTGTATATATAGGAATATGCACACGTATTTTATCTGGGCTATCTTGATGTGTAATAAGTTCAGTACCCGGACTGTGCATTGTTACCAACCACTTTTTACTACGCACTGGCAAATTCTTTACAATATCTAAACCATATCCTGAAAAACATTTGCGTGGATTAAGTTCGTCATTATCGTTGTCTCTATATTCAGGTTTGGCATTTCCTTGTTCAAATGGTTTAGGCCCTGGACTATCATCATTCCAACATAATGTATAATATGCTGTGTCATATTTCAACTTGTGTCCAGTCTTACCTGTAGGATCAATAATAGGAGTTTGCCATACGTGTTCATTTTCTCCTACAACAAATTTCCAATCCCCGTATTCGGTTTCAAGTGTTGTAAACCATTCTCTCAGTTTTTCTATGTCTACAGGAAACCATTTCTTTATTTTCCAGCCTAGATTGGCTTCGTCATATTTTCTAATATATCGCTTTTTACCTTCAATTGCTTTGCCTTTTACAGCCAGAACATTGTCTAACAATTGTCTTACGTGTCTGTTGCCGCCCTGTGTAGGTATGTTATTGCGGAAACTATCGATAAAATCTTTTATTGCAATACTTCGTGATTCTCCGTGTGTGCAGTAAATCCTTATACTACTATTATCTGGAACACTATCTATAAAGTTAAAACATTCTTCAGCCTGTGCTGTTGTCATTGCCCTTGCATATGCTCTACCAACTACAAAATCATCATCGTTATCAGCAACGGACTTGTATTGATCTTCAGCAACATCATCAAATCCTAAATGTAGAACATTATTATGTTTCTTTAAAAATCTATTGTTCTTTTCCCAGTGGTTATCAATACAAATAAAATATTCACCTGTATCTTCAACAGTTGCATCATTGATATTAAGTTGTTCACAAAATTTATCGAACTCTTCTTTATTATAATTTTTAACTTTCATTATACTTTGGATGCGTTAATTGCACTCCATCCCTTACTCTTGAATTCATATCCACAGCAATATAATCGTGTCCGTATAACACAAGATCATCTGGGATTTGTTCTTCAAACTGTTTCCATTTTATTTCTAATACTTCAGGTTCTACGTTCCAATGCAGCATTTCACTTGACCAAATGTTTGTTGTCCACATTACTCTAGTGCCGTGGTATTTGTTTATTTCGTCAAATAACTTTTTACTTTCATTTACAATATCACATACATAAAACTCGTGCCTTAAGTTTCTATAGCGTTCCCACAATCGTTGAAATGCTAAACTACCTCCGTGTTCTGCAACTTCTTGATCCCAGAATTGTTTATAGTTTCCTCTGTATGTAGAACTGAAGTTGTAATCTAAGTCGTGTTCTAATAACCATTTGTCTAAGTCATACCCGTCCCAAGTTTCTATAAGATGTTTTTTATAGTTAAGACTTGATTCGCACCAATCGAAGTAATGCACAGTTGTACTATTACTAAATCCGTTTGCGTTGAGAATTGCTAAAGGCTTAAATCCAGCAGCAGCAGTAAACAGATGATCAATAGTTTTGCCTCCTGTTCTTACTCCTTCAGCAGATAGAGTTTCCGTGTTAAAAACATAGACTCTGTCTTTTTCGATGTACTCTTGGTATTGGAGTTTTCGCAACCAGGCTTTCTGAGACTGGTTAGATAACTGATCAATTTTTTCAACATCTTTTTCATACCATACTTCCTCTAATTTTTTAGTTTCTATATAAGGATACAAATACACTTTACAATCACGCATATCATTATCTAAATTCTCAATAACAATATCATTACGTAATGCAATATCAATCCAGTTGCTACCATCGCTGGTAACAGGATATTCAGTTGTACCACCTGCTCTACGTATCCACGCAGGTGTATAATTACTGTTCATAGTGTTTGCGCTCATTTCGTAATTCTGTAATATAGGTTTACGATCTTGGAACACTCCCATTTCGTCAAATACAGGTTTACCAAGTTCTATCCACTTTGCAACATTAACAAATAGATACTGTCTATGTAATCCTGGATAAGCACCTTTAGTAAGATAGTGCTGTTTCTTTTTATCCATTATATGTCCTACAACAAAAAAGTTAGGATTCTTTTCTGCGTATGTTAAACTTTGTGTAACTAGACTTGGACCTCTATATAGCAATAAACCTTGTGCAGCAACCATACAGTATTTTTTGTTTTCTTTTGCAGCACGTTCTAGTATTTCTTGTACAGTTGTATATGATCCTACATACTTGCTTAGGCCCATCTTTACCATTCTGTTAATATAAAAGTAAGTCATATCAAACGAACGTTTACTTACTATTTCACTATCTATATCTCTACGTGTATCTAGTATACCTATAGCAATATCATTAGAAACTTTTATTTGTTCCCAATATCTATCAACAGTTATGCTATTCCAGTCTTTCATTTAACCTCTATTAGTATAATAACTTTGTCTAAGCACATAGAAAAAATCTCTAATACGTCTGCCTAGTTCATAATGAATAATCATATGTATACGTGGCTTGTTACTTCTATTCCATACACTATGTACATTGCTTATGTCCATTAAAAATGCACTGCCATTATCATCAAACGGTACACGCCCTTGGTCCTTCATTACAAACTCACAATGATCAGGATTGTTTAAACTTATATTACAAACGCTTAAACGTTTTTCATCGTCTGCTCTATCTTGGTGTGGCAGTATATATCCGCCTGGCTCTAGTAACATAAATCTCACACGATTCAAATACTCTGCTGGCCATACGTCTGTCAAAAACTTCTTAGTAATAGGACATTCCATTGCTACCCAAGTCCAATCTAATTCTTTTATAGTTTTTTGTCTGTCACCATAACTGTTAAGTGTTTGTGTATCCTCATTTAATCCGTGCAATGTTAAACTGCGCCAACCTTTTCCATACTCATCTCTATGCACGTGAAACTTATCTGATAATGCTTCGGCTTCTGCATACATTTCTTTCCAAGGCTGATTGTCTAAAGCACTTAATTTAAAAAATGGCCAGCCGCTTTCCATCACTATCCATTTAGGATCGAACTGTTCAGGATATTCAAACTTATATTCGTTGTTATGCTCTTGCCAATACTTTAGTAACTGTTCCATTTCATTCCTGCTATTTTTACAACAGTTTCATTAATAGGCTTACTTTGCAAATGAGCTCTGTTGTTTTTACTGTTATTTACTGTACCGTGCGGTACTGCTGCATTTATAATATATGCCTTTCCAGGTAACAAGTTATACTCTCTTTCCAGGTCTTGTCCGTATAAAAATTTTGCCTCATTGTCTGTATCAATGGGTATATGCAGTCTTTGTACATTTGGGCCATCAACGTGTTTGCCAAGCACAGCAGTTGGCTGATGTTTGCGTATACTGAGATCTTTTAGTATTTGTTCTCCTAGTGAACTTTTCATAAATTTAACATATCCAAAATCAAACTTTTGTTGTATGCTTTTCCCTTCACCTAACCAACATTCAGGATATAGTTCTTTACGGCCTGCCCAACTAGGTACTCCTGGTATTTCTTTTTCACAATACCAACTTACTTCCATTACAAGAATTTCTGCTAGTTCTGTGTTTTTAATATAATCTACAATATGATATCCTTGATCATATACACCTCTACCTGCTTGGCCAATATCTCCGTCAAATGCATTATCGATGTTTTCTAAATGGTATTTGTCTTTTAGGTATTCTGACTTGCGCCAACTAAAATACAAATGATCATATTCGCTATCTACAATATTATACCAATCTTGTAATTGTTCGATATCAATTTTCCAAGGGAGTTCGATTATATCCCACTCTGTGCTATCTATAAATCTACTAGTGATTTCTGCAGGATTATAATCGACAATATATCTATCCATTGATATATTCCTCCCAAGGACGCATCTCAGGAAAATATTCTAGTAAGTGTAAGTTACGTCTTACTTTCATTGTGTCTATCCATTCTGCTGCTGCAATTCTATCTGCTTCAGTGTGCTTACCAAAACTGTCGCCTATAGATTGCATAAAGTCTGCATAGTCTTTCCATTCAGGTGCGTGTTCTGTAATCCAAGATACTATGTCAGAAATATAATTGTTATATTTACTGGTAAGCATCCACGGACTTAGATGTTTAGGATATGATACATTACTACGTATCAAATCTAATTTTACATCGTATTGTTTAGATAAACTATGTAACCATTTTAATAAATCTAAACAACTTGTTATACTTAAAACATTATGAGTCGTACTAAATCTAATACGCATATCTTTGTCAGCACTAAATTCTATAATGCGTTCTATGTTAGCAGCAAATCTATCCCAAACTAAATTTGTTCTTACAAATTCTGCTCTGCGACCAAAACTTTCCATACTGATATCCATTTGCACAGTAACATAAGGTTCTATTTCTTCTATCTTACGTAACCACTTATCTAGATATGCTTTTGGTGTGTTACCGTTACTGATAACAATTAGCACAGGCTTAATTTTAAATTTATTTTGTTGTGCTTTTAGCATAGGTATTAATCTATCTATAAACTCATATGTTTCATTTTGTATCAAAGGTTCGCCGCCAAGCACATAATACTGTAATATGTAAGGTACAGCATCTTGTTCTAACCATTCATAGAACACTTCTTTCAAACCTTCTGGTGCTACTTTCTTTTCACTTGGCTTTACATCAAATTTACGATTCTCTATCTCCCATTGACTGCTGAACGTTTCATTACAATACACACATTTCAAATCACAAGTATTATTAAAATAAACTTCTAATTGACTAGGCATTGCTTTTAATTCATCAATTGGTTCGTCAAATCTCTTTCTATGAAAGTCATAATATGCTTTAGGTAATCGAGGACTTCGTATTCCTCTTTCTTCATTACGCCAACAAGCACTACAGTCGGAGTGTTTTATATTTGCAAGTTTTTCTTTCCTACGTTCTACTTCGTAAGGATGGTTTACAAATACGTCTTTACCATACTCATCTAGTTCTTGTTGCGAAATATGCCTATGTGGAACATTGTGACAATTCTTTACAATGCCTTCTTTGAGATGGATATAAAAGTGTATCCACTTCATAGCACACATAGCACTGCCATCTAGAGTTTTATCTAAATTGGCAGCCTTTACAGCATCGACGAATTTAATCGGTTCTTGATTCATTATAGTAGCACTTTTCTAGTATAAGTATACTTATGCCATACATAAAGTTGAATGATTTAGAAGCGATTGTGATAGATTTTACTAGTCACTGTAATTCTATGTGCGGAAATTGCAGCAGAAACATTGATGGTGTAACAGTAAATCCAAGAATGCCATTAGAGCATATGAGTTTAGAAACTTGGAAAAACCTGTTTACTCCGCAAGTTGCAAACCAAATCAAAGAAGTTATATTTAATGGCAGTTATGGCGACCCTATATTCAACCCTAACCTAATACCTGCACTAGAATACATTTTGGAAATTTCAGATACGCCTCCGGTGATTACTATACACACAAACGGCGGCTTAGGCACACAATGGAAAGAACTAGCACAAGTAATGCAAAAGTTTCCAGAGCCGAGTCACGTAACCTTTTCTATTGACGGACTAGAAGATACAAACCATCTTTATAGACGAGGAGTTTTATGGGATAAAATTATGGCCAATGCACAAACGTACATAGGTGCAGGAGGTTTGGCTAGATGGCGTATGCTTGTGTTTGAACATAACGCACATCAAATAGAAGAATGTGAAGAACTTGCATTTGCAATGGGATTTAAAAAGTTTGATATTAATGGCGGACACACATTCAGTGCGATTAATAGTCTTGCTGATAAAGCAATTGAAAAATTTAAAGCAAATAAAAAAGACAAAGCACGTGAAATAAAATATGATTCAAAATATCTTGATAATGTAGAACGTATTAAATCAATCCAAGATTTCAGCACAAGTGTTATTAAATGTAAATGGCAGGTGAAACGTAAAGTGCAAATTAGTCATACAGGAGAAGTATTTCCTTGCTGTTATTTCCTTAGTGACAGATGGCCACGTAATCCTGAAAGTCCATATGCTAAAGATGTTGCAAGTATTGATTGGTTAAATGTAGATGATTACAGTTTAGAAGAAATACTTAATAGTGAATGGTTCTCAACTTACTTGCCTGAAAGTTGGAAGAATGAAAACAGATATGATATATGTTCTAAAGTGTGTGGTACGTAGGATTGTGTTTTTCTAATAGAAAGCCAACTTGACACATACATTTCTTCTGTTCGCAAGTTACTGGTTTTACAACAGGATGAAACTTATTAGGTAGATCTATATCGTATAAATTGTAAGTTCCTGATTTAAATCCTAATAAATTATTGCCACATACACTTCCTATACTTCCGTCGAAGTTTATAAAAATTGTATCTACTCCTAAGTTGCAGGTCCATCCTTCAAACTTATTTAGATTATTAATTAGGATATAATTTTTGCTTACATCTTGTTTGCTTCCATCTTCTAATGTTAACTGTACTGGCGGTTTCTTTCTTTTAGGTTTAAATATTTCGTCTTGTTTAGGATCACGTTTTCTTTGATCTAATAGATACTGTGATTGATCATAATTTGTATCTTGTGTAACATCTCCTAACTTGATAGGTTTTACATTTACAGGAAAACTTGTCTTACTATCTAATAAACTATCTACAATGTTAACACATTTTTGCCAATCTTTTGTGTCCATAAGTACATCACAAATAACATTGTTATGTTCTTGCCAAAGCATATCTGCTAGTTCTTTTACGTGTTCTACGTCAATACGTTGATGATGACAACTAATGTAAATTGTATCAAATTCACCACCGTGCTTTTTCCACCAATTAATGCTGCGACTACCGTTTGTACTTAAATGGAAAGTACAACCTAATTGTCTAAAGTACTTTGTAAACTTTCCTAACTCCGGCCACAGTGTAGGCTCACCTCCTATTAGGTCAATATTAAAGCGTGTCTTACCTGATTTCTTATAACAATCTATTATGTGTTCTAAGTTATTTTTGGCTAGTTCAAAATTTGGCCAGCGATATGTACCTTCATTACTGCCTGGGAAGCAGTACCAACAGGCATAATTACAAGTATTACCCATTTGATAGTTAATATTGACTAATTCGCTTGGATGATGATCTGTTAATTTAGTAAGTTGCATACGGAGTATTTAGTGAGTACACAAAACCAGTACAGTATATATTGGAACAAACCTGGCCTAACTGTCACATACTCTAACGGAAAAGATTTACTACCATTGACGTATGTGTTGTACGATCATCCGCCTGCTTGTAAATTTTTACAATTGTTAAAAGAAAATATAACAAAGCCATTAGTGCAAGAAACAAGTTTTGTTTTAGATAACAAAGACGAAGAAAAATTATTAGAACAAATGGCAGAACTTATAGATAAGTTAGGTTTGGATAAATCACTTACACTTAATGAACTACACGAATTAGTAGAACAAGCAGATCCAAATGATGATTATGATAAACTTAATAGGCTAATACACGTTTATGAACAGTTTCTAAGTAACAGAGATGTACCTCGCATAAACAGTTTTTTTAGATTTGAAGGTGCAACCACTACTGATCTTAGTAACGAAGATTATCTGTTTTTTAAAATGGACAGAGGGTACGGTGACTTATGTATGGGATATAACACTCTTGGTAAGCATTGGTTAGAGATCGCAGGACGTAATGAAGCAGATAAAATAGATAGTGTCGTACCGCAGAAGCACATAAATTGTGAAGGTTATATGTTATACAGGCCTGCATACGAAACACCATATACTGTCACTAAACATTTTGTTGAATGGTATAAGCAACATACCTATAAACCAATTACGCTTGATATGGCACTAGGTTATATTGTTGTAGGTAAACTTGTTATGCCTTTAGAATGGAACAATGTACACAATCAAGCACGTGACGAATGGACTTACTTTTTAAGCGAATACAAAAATATTGTAGATGTTAAAATTACTCCTATTAAAGAAAACACTGATGAACTAATTCAGCAGGCAAAAATGTTATGAGATGTAGTTTATTAGAAAGTCACAGTTACATTGCTGCAAACGGTCAATACCGTATGTGTTGTACTAGTAACGAACCAGACAATATTGAAAATGTACATACACACACTCCTCAACAATGGTTAAACAGTGCTACAGTTACAAAAGCAAAAGAACAATTAGCACGTGATGAATGGCCTGATGCTTGTGAAGGTTGTAAGTTACACGAAGAAAAAGGTTTGAAAAGTCGAAGGCAACTTAAAGAACATTATGGCCCTGGACTTACACATTTAGATTTGAGATTTGGAAATAGTTGTAACCTACAGTGTATAAGTTGTCATAGTGGTGCAAGTAGCAGCATTGCAGAAGAAGCAGTTTCAATGCAACGCAAAGGCATTATACCTGTTCATCAAATACTTGACATACCTAACTACAATTGGTATGACGAAAGATATCTACATTACTTTGAAAATTTACCTTTGAAAGAAGTTTATCTGACAGGCGGCGAACCTATGATGGTAAAACACTTACCGCAGTTTTTAGAAAGACTAGACAGTAGTGTAACAGTACGTTTTAATACGAATGCGACACTTTACAATCCTAAAGTACACGAGTTGCTTAAACGCTTCGATCGTGTTATAATGAGTTTAAGTTTAGATGCAGTAGATAGAAAAATAGAATACATTAGGTATGGTAGCAATTGGGAAACTATAAGCCGCAATGTAGATATATACAAAGATCTTTACAAGTGTGATGTTGCACCTTGTACTAGTGTGCTTAATGCATTGTATCAAGATGAAATAAAAGAATGGGCAGATAAAATGAATATGAAAGTATGGGATAATTTACTTGTATATCCTGATTGGCTGCACGTTAAAAATGCACCTGATAGTCTAAAGTCACAGTTTAAATATATAGACGAATGGAAAATAGGTGAAGCAGATCCTACAGCACAGGCAAAGTTTGTAGAATATATTACTAAACTTGATACATTTAGAAATGTGCATATAAAAGATTACTTGCCAGAGGTAGCAAAAGCATATGGACTTGATTAAGCAAAACACAGAAAAGAAACGTGCTGTATATCTCAAAGATAGTGACACCATTAGAAAGTTTTGGTATGATAAAGATTCAGTATGGATGCAACAACACGCTGAAATACTAAACAAGGTGCAACCTGGTTATGTTAAATTTGTTGGAGAAAATTATATAGATTTCACAAGATATCTAGGACAGCCTGCAAGTAAATTAAAACATACACCAGAGTTTTGTGATGAGGTGTGTAAGTTTTGTGTTAACCAAATTAATAGCACACTTCCATATGCACACGGAGATTGGGTGTTAAGTAATATTATAGTTGACGGAGATGTTATGCATATGGTAGATTGGGACAACGTAGGCATTTACGATAAAGAAACTATACATACAAAATTAAAAGCAGACCTACAATCAGCATTTGGAGAATTATTTGACCCCTCAAGCATTTAGTTACGCTACCATTGGAAACAACGGTATGATTTATGTTCCACCATATGGACTTACAGAATCTATTGACTATATGCTAAAGATGGATCCTAACACGTATGCCATAACTAAAATACCATTGCAAGTAGATAGCAGCACAGAAAAATGGCAGAAAGGTATAGTCTACAGAAATAAAATTTATTTTTTACCTTACAATGAAAGCAGTATTCTTATTGTTGATACTAATAATGATAATGTAGAATATGTTAAATTACAAATACCAGGTAAAGGAAAATATGTGCAAGGACACATATACGGTGATCGCATAATTGCCATTCCATATGGTGAACACGAACACTACAATTTAGTTTTAGACTTTAACATAATTGATCATACTTACAAATTATTGCAATTAGATATTCCTGTACAAGACACAAAGATGTGGCATACAACACAAATGATAGATGGTATCATATATGGAATGCCGCGAGGTGAAAAACACGATGTATTCTTTCCTTACAGACTAGAATATGATTGTATGCATAACAATTATAATCTTATTGACATAAGTGATGTATGGGCTGATTATGATAAAGACAGGACTGCAAATAAAAAATTTACAACACTTGCAAAAGTAGGTAACAAACTTTTTGCGCCGCCTTACAGCGAAAGTAAATTCTTTGACTTTCTTGCAATGAAAACAGAAAAAGGTTGGCAATATAATAAAACAGGACAGCAGACAACTAGTAGGAAATATTATGCTCATACTGTTGCACGTAATGGCAAAATATTTTTTCCGCCTGCTGGACACGATGAAGATTGGAGCGAAATGCTTATTGTAGATAGTTTTACTAATACGTGGAGAACTATGGATCTTGGCATAGGTAAAGAAAGCAAAAAATATTTTGCAGGTATTGAAAACAATCACGGTAAAATATATTACATTCCAAGAGGAGGCTGTGTGTGCGAACCAGAAGATACTTGGAAAAGTCAAGGCGACCTTGCAGAGGTTTTAGTTGTCGATACAGATACAACTGAATTTTACACTGTAGATGTAAGTGAATATTTCAAAGATAGTACTACTATAGAAAAATATAACAATTGTGTTATTAAGGATGATATTATATTTGCTTTTCCATATGGAGAAAGTGATAGTTTCCAAACTGTGTTAGTATTTGATACTATTAAAGAACAAGTAATTAAAACGGTAGACCTAAATGGCATATAAAGAGTTTCAAGATTACTACAAAGAAACTAAGATTAAGCATCTGTTACTTGCTGAATACCAAGGCAAGTTACTAAGTCCTCCATTTGCTACGGACTTGTGTAAAAGTTACAGCGATGTATGGTTAGATGGAAAGTATATGAATTTAGATTTGCCACCTAGCACAAGTAAAACAAATGCTGTGGCAGTGCTAGGAGACAGTGCTTGGTTCATACCCTATGGTATATACGATGATCTAAATATTGTTACTGAAATGAAGCCAGGAGCAATTATAAAGCATAAATTACCATTTACAGGTAAAGGACAATTCTATAGTGTAGCAATAAATTACGAATGGAATTCTGCTTTTAGTTTTCCTTTAGGCTACGAAGGAACAAATAATGCTATCTATATTAACAACGGCAAACTGTCAATACACCCTTTACCACACAAAGGCAAAAAATTACATATGGGTACAGTGTTTTGTAATGGGCGTTATTGGAGTATGCCAAGAGGCGATCAACCAGGATATACAAGTTTACTAAGTTTTGACGGAACAAAATTTACAAGTTACGAACTAGAAGTTGATCCTAACATTACTAGAAAGTATAGTGATATTATTGTAAAAGGTAATACTTTATACAGTTTGCCATTTGGAGAAACTAAAGGTCTAAACACAATTGTTGAATTTAATACAGATACAAACAAAGCAACTTACCACGAAATAAAAGGTGTAGACTTTGCTAAAAAATATAATGGTGGTGTACTTGTAGGGGACAATATTGTAGCATTACCCTATGGCACAGAACACGGAGAAAGCAACTGGGGACTTGTATTCAATACAGTTACAAAACAAAGTAAACAATTTGATATAGGTATAACGCACGGTGGAAAGTATAGATATAGATGTGGTATAGAGTACAAAGGGTATGCATATTTTATTCCAAGTGGCACACCAAGTTGTCCTATTTTTAAAATAAGTAAAGATGGAGATGAACTTGACAGCATTTACTTTGGCAACACCCTTTTTGGAAGGCCAATAATTTTTGATGACAAACTGTGTGTAATAGGCTATGACACAATATCGTCGGAGCACCACCTGTATAGTATAAAAGAGGATTTGAGTTATGAAGTGCTTTGCACCTTGGCACGCTCTTAGTATAAGATTCAACGGAGATGTTGTACCTGACTGTGTGTATACAGGACGTCACGGTAACCTGCTTAGAGAAGATCTACCAACTATATTCCGTAATCCTGGATTGATACACACTCAGCGTACTATTGCTCAAGGTCAGTTTCCTAGTAATTGTTCTCAATGTACACTTAAAGAAAATACAAACGGACATAGCAGAAGAAAGTTTTTTGAGCAAGTTCTAAATCCTATGCTAAAACCAGAGAGCAACTTACGAAATGACATATATTTCTTAGAATTTAATATGAGTAATTTGTGTAATCTTAAGTGCAGAATGTGTAGTGGTGTAAACAGTACTGCTTGGATTAAGGAAGATTTAAAACTTGATAAAATGGGTGTACAAAGACCTATTCACGAACCAGACTTTGGTTACAGAAATCTTTCACCTGACATTGTAGATAATTTGTTTGCATATCCTGAATATTTTAAGAACTTACAGTATGTTAATATCAAGGGAGGTGAACCATATATGGAACCTGCTAACAAACAAATTATGCAAAAACTTATTGAACTTGATCTTGCAAAAAATATTACACTTGATATTAGCACTAATGGTACTGTTGTAGATTTAGAGTTTGACGAATTAGCTCATCAATTTAAAGAAACTAAATGGCATATTAGTATTGAAGGCACAGGCAAGTTATACGAATACATTAGGGGTGGTGATAACTTTCCTTTCGAACAACTAGTAGATAACTTACAGCATTTAGATAAAATGGATAGACTAATTTTTGCAGGCACTATTATGACATACAATGTGTGCCACGTAAAAGATATTGTAGACTGGTTCTTTAAAATTAAAAAGCCACACTATGAATTATATGTAAACAATGTTGTTACAACACCTGCTTACTTGAATCCACAAATACTTCCTGAACATATACTTGAAGGAACAGGATACAGACATTCATCGCGCCCTGCTGAACTTGAACAGTTTATTGATTTTACAAATAAAGTTGATAAATTGCGTGGTACAAATGTACTTGACGTTTGCCCTGAACTAGACAGTCTCTTTACGTAAGTAGATATCACTTAGACAAGCACATACTGCTTTGCCACATTGAATTGTTTCTTTAGGCAACTTGTAACGTTCTATATTGCCTAATGCTCCGCCCTCTTTACAATCTGCTCTGTATATGTTGCCCCACATATCTACATTGATCATATGTAATCCTGCCCAACACTTCCAACCGTAAAATGTATTTTGATTGTTAGTTATTAAATTGTTTGCTGTAACAGGTTTTTCATCTAACAAAAGTTCACCTCTATGTAAATTAGCATCAGGTAACTTTCTAAAGAATGGCCAGTTGTCGATTGTTTCTAATTGTATTTTGTTATAGTTTGCAGGCGTATTTGTAATTGCATCTATATTGGATTTATCTAAAATAATTTTTGGCCAAATACTTACATTGTCTGAACTAAAATAAATTTCTTCTGCGATGTCAAACATTTCATCAAAGTTATCAGGAGAAAGCATTAGATTTATAAACACAGGACAATCACTTACTTTTACAATGTCTTTTATGTGTTGTAAGTTAGCATATTCATTATGATATGAAATAATATAACCATCTGTGTATTGGCTTATTTCTTTATAGTATTCTATTTCTCTACTACCATTTGTAAGAAAACTAAAAGTATGCCCTTGTTCTTTTACAAGTTTAGCAAGGTCAATGAAATGTTTCCAGTATGTAGGTTCACCACCGCTTAGTCTATAACAAATATCTTTACCGGGTACTGTAAAATTTTTGACGAATCTTTCAACAGTATCCCACCTAGGTTGGCCTGTACTACCATTATGTAAATGCTCAGGACAATAGGAACAACGATAGTTACACTTATTGCTAAGTGTCCAACTAACTAAAAACCAATTTTCTTTTGATGTATCTTGATATATTAACTTCATTCTGCCATCGTGTTATCTAATATTAGTTGTTGTGTACGCTCATTTAGTTTCACTGTTAAAATAAGACTGTACAAATTATCACTAAAACTAAACACACTATGATCTAATTGAAAGTTTGTAAAGTACACATATCCTGCTTCTGGATACAAAGGCTTTCCATCGATAAGTTGTACATAATTTTCTGGACTACAACGTCCAAATACAACTAACAATCTAAAATACTCTGGACTAGTACCGTGAAAATCTCTATGTGGAGGAAAGAATCCTCCTTGATCTACACGTACTAAATGTACACGGCCTATGTCAGGATAAAACACATCAACTATTTTTTTAAGTTCTGGTATTTTATGATATACGTCTGTAGGTGTATTGAAGTTTTCTTCCTTCATTTCTACATCGTGATATTTTTGCATATGACCAAAACTGTTAAGATGATAATTGTCCATAACATCACCTGTGTGACTAGTAATAGGTAATCCCCATCTGTTATTGTGTGTATCCTTTTTAGCATTATACGGACACCAATTGTCTTTAAACTGTTCTAATTGTTTTTCAACAGCATAATGATCTATGCTCCATTTAAGTTTGACTTGGTTACCTAGATTTACTAGACTTTGCCAACGTAATGCTCTTTCTATTTCTTTATTGTCCATCTATACTTTCCGCTAACTCTGGAAATGTTTCTCTCCAGTCAGTCCCTCTTGTTTTATCACAACTGTCTAAATATTCTACTAATGCAGGTAATTTATGACTCCAATCTTCTGCGTACATAAATTTAATTATACCTTCCCAACGCTGTCTGCCCATAGGATGATCATTGAAGTACTTGTCATTTGAATGCCTAATTAGAAAGTCTTCGATATTTCTACGCACCTTGTTTTTAATTTCTATAGGCAATACTTTAATATTCATATAACTTGGTAGATATACAAAATGTGTATTAATAAAAGGTGCAGCCATATGTGTTCTTTTATTATTAATTTGATTTGCTTGTATTGACCATTCTACAAAATTTGTTAAGTCAAGTGCATTAAGTGCTTGTACAGCACAAGCAATATTAACTTGATGATTTTTATCTAGTTCTTGTGTAATGTAATAGAATGCATCAAGTTGATCGCTCCATACACTTGGATGTCTTATGTAATTGTTTACACGTTCAGTTCCATCCATACTAAAATTTACAACAACTTCTTTAAACTGATTCCAATAGTTAACAGCCTTTCTCATACTAGGAGGGTGTCCATTGGTGTTATATCTTAACTTAATATTTTTTGCGTGACCATCTGCTATTAGCTCTTGTAATATTTTCCAATGCTCGGGAATCATTAATGGCTCACCGCCAGCAAAATATAACTGCTGAATGTTATGACTTTGCTGCATCATACTTTCAATAAAACTTCCCTTCTTGTACCAAGTGTAATCAAAGTTTTGATCCCAATCTTGATCACTTGCTAGAATAGGATTTTTGTAATTAGGTTGTTGACTTCTCCAATCCTTAATCCAACTTGAACTATCGTGCGGCGAACACATTACACATTTTAGGTTACATACATTTCCTAAGCGTAAATCAAAGTAAGGAATATCAACCTCCAAACTACCATCTTCTTGTGTTTTATCTACAAGGTTTTTCATATCAATTTTTCCTTCCCATTCACGTGTTTCCCATTGACGTTTGCTCACTACACCTTTACTTTCTTCATCAAAGCATTTTGTGCAACTTACAGGTACTTCACCATTTAACATTTGCAGTCTTGTGTTACGCATATGTTCACTATTCCATACTTCTTCAATAGTATGGTCTCTCAAGTTCATAGCAATACCGTCTTTCTTTACAAGTCCTGCAGTCTTATTATCTTCCGGGCCAGCACCACTTGCATTTGCTGTACAGCAAACTCTCACATCACCATTAGGCCTAGTCGCCATATGTATCCAAGGTAGCGGGCAAAACGTTTTACTCATTTGGTATCCCTACAAACTGTTTATTTAATTTATCAAAGTTGCCGCACTGCCTTGTACATTCTTTCAAACCTGTAGTTGACCAGCAACTTGATATTTTGCTAAAAAAGCCACTTGCAAATATATCGCTAAGACTTTTATTATTTAGATTAGGATATTCTTTAACTTTGCTCATATAATCTATACGAGAAAAACTATGCTGCGGCACCCATTCTAAATCTAACCAACAGCAAGGACTTACACCGCCGTTAGCAGCAACATATATTTGGTTATATTTTTGTGCTTTACAAGTGATGTTAGGTAACACATCTTGTTTTGCTTTTTCAACTCCTGCACTGTTTTTATCACTATGCGTAGTTGGATACAAAGTATGTGTTATATTGTAATTATCATCTATAACATCTAGTTTACCGTCTCTGAATCTACTTGTGTGTTTTTGATAGAAATGTGTAAAGCCTAATTCTTTTGACATCTGTTCACATTTACTAACTTGGTGTTCATTATGTTTGAACACTAACATATCCCAACGAGCATCTCCACCTGCTTGTATAAATGCTGTTGCATTTTTTATTATTTTGTTAAAGTCTGTGTTTACTCTATAAAGAGAGTGAGTGTCTTCTAAACCATCTATACCAAACACAACTTGCACATTCAAACTTGCTAATTCTTTCCACCAATCTATAGACCTTGCACTGCCGTTAGTATGCATTTGTAAATGCATTATAGGATTGGTTTCTCTAAGATATCTGTATATTTCTAAAGTGTCTGTTGCAATTATAGGATCTCCTAAATTACCACACATATTCAATTCATCTAACTGTTTTACAAAGTCTCTTGGAAACCAATTAACAAAAGTGCCTAAATCTATTTCTTCAAGATATAAAGTATCAAGGAGCGGTCCGCCTTGTATTCTGCGAGGACACATAGGGCACTTTGCTTGACACTTAGATGTCACTTCAAGGTGAACTGATTTGATTTGATCTATGTTATACATTACTTGTGTCCAATAAGCATAAATCTTATATACTTTTGTAATTGTAACTCATCCTCAACCATATATGAAGATAAGCCACTGCTTTTTTTAAATGCTGCTAAAGATGATACACAATTTACGTGTTCATCTAGTTCTTTATAATCATTACTTTGTAGTACTATTTTACAATCTTTAGGAACATTTTGCAACCATTTTTTATATTGTGCTTTGGTCAGATGTTCACAACTTGTATTAATAACTATGTCAGGTTTTTTGTCGTAATGGAAGTTACACATATCTTCTGTAACAGCAACAAACTTGCCTTCCATTTCTTGTCGCTTATTCATTGTTCTTGCTATTTCTTCGCAAACAGGATCAATATCTACACTTGTAATATGTTTTATTCCTATTTCACTGTTAAACAACATACTAGCAAGTACACCATTCCATCCACCAAAAATAATAACTGATGCATTTGCAATACGTGATTTTCTTTCAAGAGATTCTATTAACCAAGTTTTGGATTGAAGTTGTCCTCCCCAAAAACTTTCAAGTGTTCGACTTCTGTCATCGCTGTTGCGAATAGCATCCATCCAAAATTTTATATCTTGTATATCTATTTTCATCTTGATTTTGGTATTTTACTGTCTGCAGAACTTACACAGGTGCTAGTAATGCATTTAGATGGTGCTTTAAACAGCGTAAAACCGTCTGTAAGCGTGCCTAAAGGCTCTTCCGCACAACTATATGCTCTCTTAACTTCCACCCCCCTTATAACGCAACTTTGATACCCTGCTGCGCAATTCCAATCTTTAAACTTATTGAAGTCAAATGCGTTCATTCTTTCTGCTTGATCCAATCCGTAATCGTTACCTTTGTGATCTTCAAAATACATTTGCATAACTTGTTCACCTTTTATGTGTTGTGGAAATTGTTCTTGCATCATTAAGTGTTGTTTCACAGTATATCCATCTACAATAAAACTAGCAGTTGGATCGCTTTGTGGTTTAAGTGTTACATTAATACCCCTTTCTGAAAATCGTTTGCACCTTTCATAATACTCGTCAAAATGGTGAGGAACCATTACTTGATTGATTGTAACTAATACACCGTCAGCCATAAGTTGTAAACATTTGTCTCCAAACTCTTGCTCCTTTGCAAACTCAGAATGGAAACTAGCAGTAATACTTCTGCGTTGTAATTTACTCGTTGCTTCTAGCCATCTGTTCCACCATTTGCTACCTGGAGATAGATTAGTGGTAATATGTATACTTTGGTAAGGTGCTTCTGTATCACTACAGTAATGCTCTATAAGCTCTCCAAAGTGTTTGTACGCTGTTGGCTCGCCTCCACTAAAACTAAAATGGAATTCAGTAAATCCATTATCTCTTGCCTGGCGTTTAATTTCATCTATCGTATTTTTGTAGACATCTAGTTCTTGATGATCTGGTTTATCCGTTCTTGCATATGGCCAACAGTAACTACAACTGTAATTGCAAAAGCGACCAAGTATCCAACTAACATTGAATAAAGGTTGATCTAGCATAGTTTTTTGGCCGAACTTTACAATGTTTTGGAACGGAATAAGAGTAAAATCATTCATTATAAACATATTTAACCACTTTACATATTGACAAATGCATTCAAGGCTTATATAATAAAGAACAAATAAGGTTCATTTTATTATTAGGAGAACAAATAATATGTCAAATACAGACGCTATCAAAGCAGCAATGGATGTTTTTCTTGCTGAAGATGAGAAATTTGAAGCAGGTAACGGTGCTGCCGGAACCAGAGCAAGAAAGGCCCTACAAGAGATGACTAAGGCTATCAAGGAAAGACGTAAAGAAATCACTGATACAAAAAACTCTCGTAAAGAGGCAAAACTTAATGGGTGATGATAACACTTTTACTATTACATTAGATAATGATGATATCTACGGTGGGGCCTCTGGCTCTGCCGTAACATCATATGATACCAATTTTACTTTTGATACTTCATCTACTCTTGACAGTGCAACTGATTGGTCTTATAGTACAGACAGCCTTGAAGTCGACAGTGCTATGCGCAAACGACTAGAAGCCATTGAATCAAGACTAAACATTTTAGTTCCAGATCCTAAAAAGTTAGAAAAATTTGAAGCACTTAAAAAAGCATACGAACACTACAAACATATAGAAAGGTTATGTGAAATTGATGACGAGGACGAAAAAGAAGGTCCAAACTTCTAAAGATAAAAATAAGTTATTCAGAGATATAATGCGTATAGACTTTCTCCAAGATGAGATAGAATACGCTACAAAGCAATTACAACCACACGACACAGGCCATATAAATACGGCTATAAGTTGGTTACATCACAGAGTTAGACAGTTAAAAGGACAAACAGATGACTGAAGTAAAATTGATTTCCTATAGCACAGCACCACAAGGAGTAGGTTTAGACAACTGTCAAGAACTTATTGCTTATTGTGCTAGAGTAAGCAATCCAAGCAATCAAATGAACAGTGAGACAAGTGAGAAACTTATCAAGTATCTAATTAAACACGCTCATTGGTCTCCACTTGAAATGGTAAGTGCTTGTTTAGAAATAAACACAACACGAGATATTGCACATCAAATTGTAAGACATCGTAGTTTTAGTTTCCAAGAGTTTAGCCAACGCTATGCAAATCCTGCAGAGTTTGGTGAAATGTTTGTAACACGTGAAGCACGTTTACAAGACAAACAAAACAGACAAAATTCAATTGAACTTGATGATGAAAGTGAATTACATTATGATTGGGCTTCAAAACAACAAGAAGTAATTGAAAAAGCAAAAGAAGTATATAACTGGGCTATCGACAACGGTATTGCTAAAGAGCAGGCTCGTGTTGTCTTGCCTGAAGGTAACACAAAAACACGTTTGTATATGAACGGAACACTGCGTTCGTGGATTCATTATATTGAACTACGTGGCGCAAACGGAACACAGAAAGAGCATATGGATATTGCACACGCCTGTGCTAAAGTCATTGCTGATATTTTTCCACTAGCAACAGATTTAGTCTAAGGAGGCTAAAATGGAATACAGTTTTTACTTTACTCGTGGTGTGACCTAATGAAAAGGTACGGTATAATGGTGTGCATAGACGGGGACGATGATTGGATGTTTGTTACAGAAGATTCTGGAGAAGCATTTATACGGCAACCTATTTTGTTCGATGACTTTGATGAAGCACTTATTGCTGCTGAAGATTGGATCGAACCAGGAAAGGAAGAAAATGTAATGGTAGTTGAATACGAAGGATAATTTTTATGTGGGAACTTTGGTGTAAAGCAATAGGAAGAAAGGCATTTGAAGATGATAAACAAGCAGACAGAGTTGCGGTTATTCGTACTCTGTGGATTATACTGCACATTGTTACTTGTTTGGCTATTATAGCAGGTAACGGTAGAACATTAGAGCTATGGTAATATCTGTTTTGAATCTAAATTGCTCGGAAAAAAGTAATTTCTCTTGACAAAGGATATATATCATCATATAATCTAATTTTTGTTGAAGGAGCAAACTGACATTGGCTGGTAAAAGAAAAACAATAAGAAGCGCACCTAGGTTGCGTAAAGGCGCCAAACTAACAGAGCCATCTTGGGATGGTTGGGAACAGTTATCTGGCGAAGAGTTTCATCGTAAGAAACAAGGTTCACACCAATGGTACTATGCTAACTTTGCAAGTAAAGACCTTATGCCAGCAGTTTGGATCTGGATGGAAGCCAATGGATACACTAAAGATGATATTAAAAAAGCAAAAGCAGCAGCAGATAGCACAGTAAGCACAACCGCTGCAATTACTTGCAAAATGCTTAACAATGGTATGCCTGATTTTTACAAGCCAGCAGCAGAATATTGGGATAGTCTACCAGGAACTTCTGGAGAACTTAGACCTGTTACAGAATTTGTAAAGAAAAGAATCGCCGAAGCACTGAACGAAGGTAAAGATAAAACTGAACAAAAAGAAAAAGAAGATGCAGCAGCGGCAGCAAAAGAAGAAAACAAAAAACTAAGTCAGCCAAGTATCCAAGATAGAATTAGACAAGCATCATATCTTATGTGTGAGTTTATTGAAGCAGCACACGACGATTACTTAGACGGAAAAATTACAGACTTTAAAGATATCAAGCCTGCAACAAGACTTAGACAAATGGAGTGTAAGCAGCCACACGCTAGAATGATTAAGGCTTCATATGATGGACAAATTAAGGAATATGAAGAATTACTTAATCCTAAAAAACTAGGAAAAGATGCTACAGAATTAGAAAAGGACTATGCACAACAACTTAAAGAAGGGTATGCGCATCTTAAGAAAACAGATATTAAGAAACTGTATGCTTTTTATATTGCAGTGCAAGGCGCTTGTGATGCTATTATTGCTGAATCAAAAGCAAATAGAAAGCCACGTAAAATTGCTAGAAAATCACCAGAGCAACTTGTAGCAAAAATGAAGTATAAAGTTTCAGACGACAAGTATAGCATTTCAAGTATTCCTGCTTGGAAACTAGTAGGTGCAACGTGCTTGGTTGTGTTTAATGGTAAAACTCGTAAACTGGGAATATACTACACAAGCAATGAAGATCCATTAGGCGGTATGCGTGATGGTACAGGACTAGACATTAAAGGAACAACATTACAGCGTTTTGATGATGATAAAAGCGTTGCTTGTACACTGCGAAAACCCGTAGAACAACTACGTGAAGTAAAATCGCTAAATACACGTAAGAAGTTCGAGAATTGGTTTGCAAAACTTACAACAACACCAATTAAAATGAACGGTCGTATAAACGCTGAAACTGTATTAATAGCAGCATATTAAGCGTTTTGTAAAGACGCTTTATAGATAAAGAGAATAAATACTATTATGAACAGTACAGCAGTTGAAAAAGCACTACAAGATCTTACACTAGCACTTACCGAAGACGGCTCAATTACAGCAAATTCGTCGGTTAGTTTTAGTGGGAACATTTATGATAAAGGGTTCTACTGGGCGGGTAGAGACTATACTAAAAAATTCGTTATGGTTGCTGATGAAGATAGACTTTTTTCATCAGAAACAATTGATATTGGCCGCGGCAAACATCTTGCTATTAACGGCAACGCAGTCCTTGCTGAACAAGAACTAGGCAGAAGCGTTACAAAAAGTAATTTACGTGAAGTAGGTAGACTAAAAGGTCTTATTGTTGATGGTAGCGTAAGCATTAATCAATACGTTTACTTTGATGCAAACAGTGATAGACTAGGTGTTGGTACTGAAGAACCTAATGCAGCACTTTCAGTTGCAGAAGATGGTATTGAAGTGATGGTTGGTACTGAAGACTTTGTAAAAGGTTTTGTTGGTACATTTGCAAGTCACGATTTAGAATTTAAAACAGATAACACAACTAGAGTAGCAATTAAAGCAGGCGGCGATATTGCACTAGGTAACAGCAATGCTGCACCTATAAAAGTTTCAGTCAACGGCAAACTTGCTATTGGTGTTAATAATCCAGATAGTGATGTAGACTTACACGTAAGAGGTGCTATCAAGTTTAACAATAAAAAACATTTAGCCGGTACTGCTCCTCCAACAGGTGGACAATTCAATCAAGGTGATATTGTATGGAACGATGCTCCACAACAAAGAGGACACATTGGTTGGGTATGTATTAGAGCCGGCAATCCTGGTAACTGGGCACCATTCGGCGACATTAGGTAGTAACTGTGATTGCCTATTGCATAGGTAATGGTGAAAGCCGAAGATTCTTAAACCTTCCTAAACTAACAGAAAATAAAACAGTAGTAGGTTGTAATGCATTACACAGAGATCTCGCTGTAGATCATTTAATATGCTGCGACAGACGTATGGTAGATGAAGCAATACAAAGTGATAACACTGCTAACACTAAAATTTATGTTAGAGATATGTGGTTCAAGTATTTTAGAAAGATTAAAAAAGACAAAAGAATAAATCATTTACCAGACTTACCTTACAAAGGTGAAAAGAAAATAGATCAACCTTTACATTGGGGCAGTGGAACTTATGCACTTTTAGTTGCAGCAAGTTTGCCAGACATTACCGAGGTAAGAATAATTGGTTTTGACCTATACGATAAAAATAGTAAGGTGAATAACATTTACAAAAACACAATGCACTATGCTAAAAAGGATGATAAACCTGTAGACTTTAGTTATTGGGTGTACCAAGCACAAAAAGTTTTTGTTCACAATCCGCAGATAGAATTTAATATCATAAATGCAAAAGATTGGCAAACTCCAACACAATGGAAACTGCCCAATGTGTCAAGTCAGCTCTTGACAACTGCCTAAATAGATCGTATAATTAATTTTATGTTTAACAAGGACTTGGCGTCAACCCTTCTAATTCTGCCGCCATTATTTAAAACAGGAGAAAATAATGGGAAAACATTACAGTACTAAACACTATGGACACAATATTGGACTATCGGCAGTCTTTAGACAGCCTAACGCAGATCATTCACACTGCCATTTATTGCACGGATATAGTTTAGCATTTACATTTACATTTGGTTGTGATGAACTAGATAATAAAAATTGGGCAGTTGACTTTGGCGGACTAAAGCCTTTGAAGGCTTGGTTGGAAGATAGTTTTGATCATAAGACTTGTGTAGATGTTAATGATCCGCATAAACAAGACTTTTATGATTTACAAGATAAAGACTTATGTGAAGTAAGAGAGTTTGATGGTGTAGGTGCAGAGAAGTTTGCAGAACACGCATTTAACTTTGCAGACAAATTAATTAGAGAAGCAACAAATAATCGTTGCTATTGTATCAAGGTCGAGTGTGCAGAACACGGAGCCAACTCCGCAATTTACGAGGCATAGATGAGAATTATAGCAGGACCGTGTCAACACGAAACTCTAGAACAGAGTTTAAGAATAGCAAAAGAATGTAAACGTGTTTGTGATAAGCACGGTGTTGATTATATTTTTAAAGCAAGTTACGATAAGGCAAATAGGTCAAGTATCAAAGGCAAAAGAGGACAGGGATTACAAACTACTATGCAAGACTTTGAAAGTCTTAAAAAAGTAATACCTAGTTTAAAAATTATAACAGACGTGCATAACGTCAACGAAGTTTTAAAAATAGGAGCATATTATCAAGACATAATTGATGTATTACAGATTCCTGCTTTCTTGTGTAGACAAACTGATTTGGTCCGTGCTGCGGTCAAAACAGGAATGATTGTAAACATTAAAAAAGGACAGTTCCTTGCACCTTGGGACGTTGAAAACATTTTATCTAAAACAGAAGGTGCTAAAGAAGTTTGGATTACAGAAAGGGGAACAAGTTTTGGATATAATACTTTGGTCACTGATTTCACTGGCCTTCAGTTTATGCTGTCTAATTATAACGTTCCCATTGTTTATGACATTACGCACTCAGTTCAAAAACCCGGAGGTATGGGCACTAGCAGTGGCGGTAATCGTGAGTATGTGCCTGGCTTGGCTCGTGCTGCATCTGCAATGGGTGTAACAGAATTCTTTTTAGAAGTTCACGAAGATCCAGATAATGCACCTAGTGATGGACCTAATGCATTACATTTAAAAGATTTTAAAACAGTTGTCGCAGACATTGTTAAATATTCTTACACAGGTTAGGAAGATGGTTAATGGCATTCGACAAATCCAAAGAAACTAAAGAGCAACGTAAAGCAAGGAAAGCACTACTTCGTGCTGAGAAGGTAGCAAGACAACGATTGCAAGAAACTGTTACGACCGATGCATCAGTACAAATAAATGTTCTTTGTGTTCGCTTTGGTAACAAGTACGGACAAGAATACGTCATTAGGTTAAGGAATATGGTGGAGCGCCATTTGAATGTTCCTTATAAATTTTGGTGCTTAACAGATGATCCAGCCCCAATAGAAGGTGTTACTAGTATCATACGTCCTAATCAAGGTTATAAAAAAGGTTGGTGGCACAAAGTACATATGTTTGAAAGTTCTATGCCTATTCCGGGTAGAATATTATATATGGATCTAGATGTAGTGATACATAATAATATAGATAAACTTGCAACTATGTGGACAGAAGACTTTGTTGGAATTAGAGATTTTAATAGGAAGTTTCATCCTGGATATAAGTACTTGAACAGTTCAGTAATGGCGTGGAATGCTGGTAGTCAAAATTATATTTTTGATAAGTTTAAACAAAATCCAGAATATGCTATGCGAATGCAAGGAGACCAAGACTGGACTTGGGCACAGGCTAAAAAACATATGAAGTTTTGGCCAGATAAGTGGATACAAAGTTACAAGTGGGAAATAAGATCACGCAGTGAGTTAGGAATGCAGCACGGTATAAGAAAATTTAAAACAATACGTGATGATATTGTTCCTGACAAAGAATGCTGTATTGCAGTTTTCCACGGTGAACCTAATCCTGCACAAGTGCAAGATAAATTTGTAGTGGATAATTGGCAATGAAACAAGACACATTTATAAAAGAATATAAAAAAGCATTTAGCAGTGAATACTGTAAAAAAGCAATAGAAGTCTTTGAAATGATGAAGGAACAAAGACAAACTATAGAACAGAATAATATCAAGAAAAATCAAGACGACAGAATTATGTATGACTGGGCACCTGGTAATGGTATACAGTATTATGATCATAAGTTTTGTCAACATTTTTTCCAAACAGTACACCAATTCTACGACAAGTATGTTGGCGAGTATGATATATTAGAAACAATTGAAGGTCATAGTCCAAAAGGAATGTGCATTCAAAGGACAGGTCCTAAACAAGGATATCACGTATGGCACGTTGAAGATGGTGGACAAGCAAGTTGCAATAGAGTAGTTGCTTACACATTATATCTTAATGATGTAGAAGAAGGTGGAGAAACAGAATATCTTTATCAAGGCGTGAAAGTAAAACCTGAAGAGGGCAAACTAGTATTTTGGCCTGCAGGTTATACACATCCACATAGGGGCAATCCTATCTACGAAGGTTACAAGTATATTATCACTGGCTGGTATACTTATGACTCGTAGATTTATATTTGATGTTGACGGAACATTAACACCTAGTAGATGTTCTATGGATCCAGACTTTCAACGATGGTTCCTTAACTTCCAAGAACACAATTTTGTTTATCTTGTTACTGGTAGTGACAAAGATAAAACATTAGAGCAAGTTGGACAGATGGTTTATAACTTTGCTGATAGAGTTTACAATTGTTCTGGCAGCGACGTTTACGAACAAGGAAAAAATGTGTATACAAGTGAATGGAAATTACCTGAACTTGCTATTAATTTTTTAACACAATGTATGAATGAAAGTATGTTTGAACTAAGAACAGGTTTACACTTCGAACATAGACCTGGTATGTGTAACTTTAGTGTTGTAGGTCGCAATGCAAACCAAGAACAACGTAAATTATATGTTAAGCACGATACAGGTTTTGATGAACGTAATACAATTGCAAAAGCATTTTGTACAATATTCCCAGATATAGATGCCAAAGTAGGCGGCGAAACAGGTATTGATATTTTTCCAAAAGGCAGTGATAAATCACAAATATTAAGAGATTTTGATCCCAATGACGAGTTACATTTCTTTGGCGATGCAATGCACCCTGAAGGAAATGATTATCCATTAAAGAAAGAAATCATTGACAAAGACTTAGGTCTCTGTTATAATGTTAAAAATTGGGAAGAGACGTGGAAAATATTACGAAAAGAATAGGCTTTGCCTGCAAATATATGCACCCTGATCAGACTCAGAAGAAGAAACTTCTTGAGGAGATTCAGCGTCCATTGAACACACGCAGTACAACCGTTGCGTGGCTTAATAGGCAAACTAAAGAAGTTGCTGAAGAACGATTGTGGGACATTATGGTTCACAACATACAATCGTATTTTAATCTTATCAATTATGTAGGAGGATTACCGAATGAACTTAGAATGGTTAGGTTGGGAAGTGACGTCCTACCTGTTTATACTGAGCCTACTTGGTCTTACTTCTGGCGCAAGCCTGATGTACGAAAATATTGCGAGACTAACTTCGCTCACGTCGGCGCAAAGGCTCGTGAACTTGATGTCAGGGTGTCTATGCATCCTGGTCAGTTTACTGTACTTGCGTCAGATAATCCTGATATCGTAGAAAGGAGCATAGAAGAATTT